GCGCGTGGCGGCGTCGAGGTCGCCCTTGAAGGCGTCATACTGCTGGCGGAAGTAGCGCAGGCCGCCGAGGATGTTCTGGCTGTAGTCGAACCGCTGGTCGGGCGACATGCCGACATCGGCGGCGGCCGGCCGGCGCAGCTGGAAGAGGCCGACGGCGTCCTGATTGTTCAGCACGCCTTCCGCGCCGGGCGGCACCGCGCCGGCGGGGCGGGCGCCGCGGTTGCCCTGCGCGATCATGGCCGCCAGCTTCCGCTCGTCGGTCATGTCCCAAATAAATCCGAGCCAGCTGCGGCCGGAGGGGTCGTAACTCGGCGGCTTGAGGCCGGACAGCACGTCCTTGAGGGTCTTGAGCGTGGTGATGAGGTCGGTGATGCCTTGCACGCCCAGGGTCGCGGCCGCGACGAACGGCGTGCCGATCAGGGAGGCGAAGGACTCGCCGCGCTCGTTGGTGCCACTGAAGGCCTTGTCGAGCTCGAGGAGCGCCCGCTGGAGCGGGGTCAGGTTGTCATGGGAGTGCTTGCTGCCTTCCTCAATGGTCTTGAGGGCCACGCCGAAAGCGCGCGCCTTGTCGCCGGCGTCCTGATACCGCTTGACCTGCTCCACGAGCGCGGCGTCGACGCCCTGGATGCGGCCGATCATGGATTGCAGAAGCGCCGCCGGATCCCGCATGGCATCCGCCATGCGCTTCCAGTCCGGCTCCTGCTCGCCGAGGACGGTCGAGAGGTTCTTGAAGGCCGTCGCTATCCGAACCGCCTGTTCCTCGGTCCCGGCGAAGCCCTCGTTCTGATAGATGGCCCGCGTGGCCTGCCGTGCCTGGTCCGTGGAGAGGTTCGCGGATCCCGCAAGAGTCCTCGCCGCGTGGTCGGCAGCCGCGGCAGCGGCCACGTAATCCTCGCGGACCGCCGACAGCTGGGTCCGCAGCGTGCCCAGCCGCCGCGCCGACGATTCCGCCGCGGTCGCGGTGACGCCGATGACGGTGGCGGCCGCGGTAAAGGCCGTGATGGCAATTCCGATGGGCGAGGTGATCCCGCGCCAGAGGGCGTTCAGGGTCGCCATGCCCGAGCCCTGCACGGCCATGGACTGGACGACCTGCGCGCCCTGCTGAATGAAGGTGCGGAAAATCGGCTGGCCGGTGGCAATGCCCTGGAACAGGTCGATGGACTGGATGCCCATGTCGGCGAAGCCCTGGCCCGCGCGCTTGGCGGCCCTGCCGGCTTCGTCGATGTCCCGCCCGGTGCCCTGGTATGCCCGCTGAAGCTGCGCCTGGATGGCCGCATGCTCCTTGTCGGTGATCTGCTTGGCCTGAAGCAGTTTGTTCAGGTCCGCGATCTTTTCGTTGTAGGCGGCCTCCCGCGCATAAGCGCTGTCGACCGACTTGCGGAGCGCGTCCCACTCCTCGCGCTGGCGCCGGATGGGATCGACCGCCTTCGCGAAGTCGTCGTCGACCTGCTTGCGCCGGGCGTCGAGCACCGACTGCGGCGCGCCGAGCTCCTTGGCCCGCGCAATCTCCTTCAGCTGGTCGGAGTATTTCTGGCTGGCCGCATAGACCTGATCCCAGCCGCGGCGGATGCGGTCGAGCTCGGAGGCGTTCCGCGCCATCTTCTCCTGCGCTTCGGCCGCCTCGCGCGCGGCATCCGCCGCCTTGCGCTCCGCGTCGGTCAGCAGCCCCAGGCGCTTGCGGGTCTCCTCGAGAATGGCGTTCGCCTGCTCGCGCGACCGGCCGGAGAATTCGACCGCCCGCGTCGCCAGGTCCTGGAGGCGCGTGAACTCGGCGACCGCCCGCTGGGTCTGGTCGATGGAGCGGACATACTTGTCCCATTGTGCCCCGGCATCGGTGACGCGCCGCCCCGCGCGTTCCGTCGTCTGGCTGACCTGCTCCTGCGCCTGGACCGCCGCCTGCCCGGACGCGGCGATCTTGCGATTGGCCTGCTCAATGAGGTTCGCGCCGGTCTGGTACGCCGAAGCGTCCAAACCGGCGCGAATGACGGTCAGCTGCTCAGCCTGGAGCGCCATTAAGGTCTACCTCTGCGTGTCCGGGATGGCGGCGCGGACGGAGGCGCCGCGTGCTTCGCGAGGTGTGCGAGCCAGGCCTGGTCGACCTCGACGATCGCCCGCACCTCGCTGGGGCGGACGACGGTCCCGGTCAGGAGAGACCAGGCCAGGATGGCCTCGTAGCTGATCGGATTAGGACCGGAGAAGCCGGAGCTCCCGCGGGCGGATGAGAGCTCGCCGAACCAGGCCCAGATATGCGCCATGTCGGACGGCAACTCGGGTCCGATGAGCTCCGTCGGGGTGCGGCCGGTCTGGCGCTCGAGGCTCTGGAGCGCGTCTAGGAGGGTGCTGCCGTCGGCTTGCTTGGCGGTGAGCCTGAACTGGTGCTCGGCGAATTCGAGGAGGGCTTCGAGCCCTCCGGGAGGTAGTTTCCCAGGTCATTGATGAACTCGCCGACTTGGACCCGCAGCCAATCGCTCTCCGGCAGGCTGAAGAGCTCCCGCGCGTTCTGTGCCGTGCATGGGACCTCGATCGGTTCGCCCTCGAGCGTCGCCAGGCGCCAGCCCTTCACCAGCTTGGAGTATTTCTCAATCAGGTCCGCATCGACCTGGTCCGCGGTGTAGCGCGCGCCGCGGCTGCGCATGAGACGGTCATTGACCATGCGATCATGCGCGCGGCCCGCCGCGCTGTTGCCGGCAAGGAGGTCGATGTAGCACTCGTCCTCGCCCTCGGGTGCGCCGTTGACCCGCAGCACTTGTCGGGTGCCGGGGTGAATGATCTGCATGCGCGCAGGCTTGTCTACAGCGAGACCGAGCCCCGCAAACTTTGAGCCACTCATCAGCTGTCCTCTGTCGGGAGGGTGCCCGCTGAGGCCGACACCTCAGCGGGCTATCGCACGCGTGCAACCTGGTTCCCGTGTCGGCGGGAACTCGGGTCGGGGTTACGCTGCTTCCGTATCCACAATGCGGATGACGGTGCTGGGAATGCCGGCACCGCTGCCGACATAGCGCAACGCCCGGAATGGGCTGGTGATCGACTGGAGGCCTTCGCCCTGCACCGGTGCGGGCGCGCCGGTCAGCTTGATGCGCGGCAGCAGGATGCGCGTCGTCGGCGTGTCCAGAGCCGAGGTCGCATCGAGGCCGATCAGCAGCGCGACCTCGGTTTCCTCCTTGAACAGCGTCGGGATCAGCGAGCCGTTCAGGAAGGCGGTCAGCTGGCCGGAGACCTGGTTGCGGCCGAGGCTGATGGCGGCCGGGAAATTCTGGCCCACGACCTCGGCAACCGTGCTCGACATTTCGTTCGTGATGGTGGCGCCGGTGACCACGCCGACCGACACGCCGTCGAGGAGCAGGATCCCATTGACCGCGGCCGCAATGCCGGTGGTGGTCTCGTCCGCCGGGCCCGAGAAGTAGGGCGCCGCGGTGCTCTCAATGTCATAGGCCCAGCGGCCCATGAAGGACTGCGTGAAGGTCACCATGCCGGTGGCCGGCATCGTCAGCACGTACCGCGTGGCGCGGCACTCGACGAACAGCTGGCTGTAGTCGATGTCCTCGGCGTAGTGCTCGATCGCGACCTTCCGGCTGACATGGCCGGAGGACGGCACCATGGTCGCGCGGCCCGGGCGGGTGATCGTGATGCTGGTGTCCGCACTCATGTCCGACGCCGGCGGCGGATAGACCGACATGATCCGGTTCGCGGTGCCGCTGAACGAGACGATCGTGAAGTTTGTGCTGTTCAGCGCCGTGTTCGACGCCGAGGTCAGGCGGATGACGTCGCCGACCGAGAGCCCCAGCGTGACCGGGTTGCCCGATGTGGCGGTGAGGGTCGAGCCCGAGGCCGAGGCGGCGAGGCTGGTAATGTCCGCCTCGGTGATGACCACCGCGTCGTCAGCCGTGTCGCGGTGCGTCGCCTCAATGAAGTCGAAATAGGTCGCGCCCGAGTACTCGCCCGAGATGTCGCCCTGGACGTGGCCGGCGCCGAGGCGGAAGTCGACCTCCTGGCGGTCGTGGCGAACCTCGGTGGCGCCGTAGCTGTTGCGCACCAGGTCGAGCGTCGAGTTGATGCGCCGGACCGTCTGACCGCCGGAAGCGCCGGGATAGGTGGCGATGTCGTCGAGCGCGTTCTCGCTCATGGACCCGGACGCATAGAACTTGTAGGCGACGCGCGTGCTGACGCCTTCAGCGATTGCCATCGGTGGCTCCTTCGAATTTTCAGCGCGCCTTGCCAAAGGGCGGGTGACAACCGACGAAGGTCCCGAGCGCAGGAGATTCGGTTATGGCGGACGACGTCGCCGAACGTGCTGCGGCCTACGTGTTGCGGATGCAGCAGAAGCGGCTGGAGCAGATCCCGCGACACATCGCGCGGGGGAACGCCCTGCTCCCGGCGGAGACCTATGCGGCGCTGATGACCGCCATGGCGGACCACTGCCCGTTCGGGCCGGTCAGTCCGCCGGAGATCGATGGAGTGCTGCGGGCGCTAGGCCATTGCGGCCCGCTGGTCATTGCCGAGGTGCTGATGGGCCTCAGCCGTGAAAGCGATACTCGAAAACCAGCATCGCACCACGATGATACCAGTTTCCGTCCTCGGTTATCGAGCTCTCGAAGCCGGAGCCCTCGCCGATGAAGGACAGGTCGCCGCCGGCGTAGCTGCCGGCAATCCGCTTCGAGCGGAATATGGACGTGGCGTCGTGCAGATAGTCCAGCAGGAGCGTCTCCGACCGGACGTCCCGCGCCGAGAATGCGTGGATGTTGACCGAGCCGAATTGCACCCGCGTGGCGCTGTTCCGCCCGCCGCCGAAGCCGATGATCCGCTCCGCGCCGAAATCGACCTCGTTGCGCAGGAAGTGGCTGAACGACGAGGGGTCGATGTCGAGCTCGACGTCGTTGACCCGCCAGCGGACCGGGATCACCGCAGGGTCGTGCGTCCAGCCGGCGGTCCAGATGCCCTGGATGTCCTCCTGGATGGAGCGATAGAGGCCGGCCATGTCAGGCGCCCCGGCTTCGAATGATGATGGCGGGATAGCGGACCGCGGTCTCGGTCTGGCCGCCGCGCCGGCGCTGCGTGGAACCCTGGATCCAGCGGCCGTTGACGAAGGCGCGCCGGAACGTACTCGAGCGCCGCGCCAGCTGGTAGGCGCCCTGCAAGTCGACCATGAGATACTCGAAGGTCGCGAGCTCCTTGTAGAGCGATCGGGCGGCGATGGTGGTCTTTTCGACGAAGCGATACTCGGCGCGGAGCACGAACTTGCTGCCGTCCTTGCGCTTGCCGACCTCGAGGCGCCGCGAATAGGGCGCGGTGGCCACGATCTTGACCACGCTGTCTGGGCCAAGGTCCGGCAGCGCGAAGAGCCCGCTCTTGGCGCCGCGGACCACCTCCTGGTCGTCCACGAACACGGCGATCTGCTCGAGGAAGTTGCCGCTGTCGACCGGCGC